TGTATGACTTCATTGAGGATCACATCAGGTATAACAAGGATGAGGAGCCAGACAAAAAGTTTGACGAGTACGGAAACTACGGTGAGAACAACCCACCAGTATCCTCTGAATGGTCACAGGATAGTCAAGACAAAACGGAGAACCTTGCATGACAGGTAAGTATACATTCGGTATCCCACTAAGAGAGATACGTCCTATGACTAAGGAAGAAAGGCAAAGAGCTAAAGAGAAAGAAGCATACAACACAGTAGGGTTTAACTTTTGCGTAAGCTGTGGTTGCCCTACGCCTAACACATGGTGTGAATTTTGTTTGAATGAGGAGTGAGATGTGGAACTAGCATTAATAAGAACACTACTTGATAAGGACTTCTATGAAGACCACAAGGGTATCCGTACCCCTGACAAGTTGTTCACTAAAGAAGTGCGTAAGATAAAGAACACATTAGACTACGCTATGCAGCAGTACGATAAGAACATCACACCTGCTGAACTAGAAGCTCTGTTCTTTACACGCAACGTCCTGACTACATCCAACAAGGATATGTACAAGGACTTGTTCAGAAAGATAAACAAAGAGCAGCCCCTCTCTAAAGACATAGCACAAGAGGTACTATCAAAACTGTTTCAACAGTTAGTCGGAGAAGAGATAGCTAAGCTTGGCTTCCAGTATGTCAACGGAGCAGAGAAAACGTTAGAGCCTATGCGTAAGATCCTGTCTGACTATCAGGATGACTTCATGCCTAACTTGAAAGTGGATTGGTGTGACATATCTATTGATACTCTGCTAGAGAAAGAAGCTATCCAAGCTAAGTGGAAGTTCAACATACACTCCCTCGCAAGAAAGGTGGAGGGTATCAGCGGTGGTCATTTAGTTATTGTAGGTGCAAGGCCAAACACAGGCAAGACTAGCTTCCATGCCTCTCTCATTGCGTCTGACGGTGGGTTTGCAAGTCAGGGTGCTAAGTGTATCATTCTGTGTAACGAAGAAGCGTACCACCGTGTAGGTGCTAGGTATCTCAGCGCTGCTGCAAACATGTCAATGAGTGAAGTCAAAGGTAACTATGCCTTAGCTAACACAAGGTACAAACCAGTTAGAGACAACATCAAAGTCTACGATAGTACAGGTAAGGATATGTCTTGGGTAGAAGCTATGGTAAAAGCGTACAAGCCTGACATCTTGGTGCTCGACATGGGTGATAAGTTTGCAAGCAAAGGTAACGCTGAGTCACACGTCTACCTGAAAGAGGCAGCTATCCATGCACGTAACATAGCTAAGCAATACGAGTGTGCTATCATATGGATGTCACAACTATCTGCTGAAGCTGAGGGTAGAGTTATGGTAGATCAATCAATGATGGAAGGAAGTAAGACAGGTAAGGCAGCAGAGAGTGACTTGATGATCTTGATTTCTAAGAACCCTCAAGTACAAGGCCAAGATGAACAAGACCCCCAGCGCCACTTGAACATAGCTAAGAACAAGCTACGTGGTGGATGGCATGGAGTAATACACTGCGAGTTAGATGGAGAAAGGTCAAGGTATAAATCATAATGAGAAGAGTGTTTGATGTAGAGAATAGCATTACCTTACGTAACGGTAAGATATTCAATGATCCCTTTGAGCCTAGCAATACGCTGACACAAGTAGGTGTATTGTGCTTGGAGACAGGTGACAAAGCATTGCTTTGCTTTGATCACGCAGAGAGAAATGATGCAGCAGATAACAAGTGCAAGCTACAGAGATGGCTTGACTCAACAACCCTACTGATAGGTCACAACTTACAGTACGACTTGTCGTGGCTGTGGGCTAGTGGCTTTAAGTATGACGGTAAGATATACGATACCATGCTATCAGAGTATATCTTGCAGCGTGGCAACAAGCTACCTCTCAGCTTAGAGCAGTGTGCTTTACGTAGAAACTTAGAACATCAGAAGGATGACACACTAAAACAATACTACAAGAAAGGATACAACACAAATGAAATACCATTGGAAAAGCTCAGCCACTATCTTGAGCTTGACTTGCGTACTACTGGTGAGTTGTACAAGTCAATCGAAAAGGACTACGCTGATCCCGCCTCCCATTCCCTCAGAAGTATACAGGACATTACCTTCCGTACCTGCTGCACCTTGGGAAGAATGTACATGTCTGGAATCAGGGTGGATCGTACCGCCCTCGAACATGTCCGAAATGAGTTCCAGCGAGAGAAAGAAGAGATCGAGTCCAGGTTGTATAAAAGAGTGCGAACACTCATGGGAGGAACACCCATAAACCTTAACTCACCAGAGCAACTATCACAGGTTATCTTCAGCCGTAGGATACACAACAAAAAAGAATGGTCTGACTTGTTTGAGTACGCCGACACAGCAGCAGACTACAAGTCAATCATAGAAGCTAACAGTAGTCTTATGCTGAAGACAATACCTTTGCACTGTGGTACATGCAATGGTACAGGTAAGACATACAAAGTCAAGAAAGATGGCACACCTTTTAAGAAAGGTAATGCATGTCAGGACTGTGGCGGTAAAGGTTACAGACTTAAAGAGACTAAAGAGATGGCTGGCTTAGGGTTCAACCCACCACCATCACGTAAGTGGATCAGCTACAATGGCTTCGCAACAGGAAAGGATAAACTAGATGCGCTTATCGCTACCGCTAACAACAACGGTATGGAATCTGCCAAGACATTCCTTGAGGATGTTAAAAGGCTTTCTGCTATTAGCAGTTATCTCAGTAGTTTTGTGGATGGTATTTCCACCTACACTAAACAAGATGGATTCCTCCACGTCAACCTTACCCAGCATGTCACCAGTACAGGTAGATTTTCTGGACGCAATCCCAACATGCAGAACATGCCCAGAGGAGGAACCTTCCCTGTAAAACGTGTGTTCATCTCTCGTTGGGATGGAGGTTACATCATGGAGTGTGACTTTGCCCAGCTTGAGTTTCGTGTCGCAGCGTTCCTTGCACAAGACAGCACAGCTATGCAAGAGATAGACACAGGGTTTGATGTACACGCCTACACAGCCAAGGTTATCTCTGATGCAGGGCAACCTACGTCACGTCAAGAAGCCAAGGCTCACACCTTCGCTCCTCTCTTCGGGGCTACAGGTTACGGTAGAAGTAAAGCAGAGGCTGCATACTACGAGCACTTCACAGAGAAGTATAAAGGTATTGCAGCTTGGCATAAGAAACTAGGTGATGAAGCTATCAGGTTCCAAAAGATAACTAACGTGAGTGGCAGACAATATGCCTTCCCTGAGGTTGTACGTAGGGCTAACGGTACACCGTCACACTTCACGATGATTAAGAACTATCCTGTGCAAGGCTTCGCTACAGGTGATGTTGTGCCTGTCGTACTCAACGAGATGGATGCTAGACTAAATAGTTTGCACTCTTGCATTGTTAATAGTGTGCATGACTCTATGGTTATAGACGTACATCCAGATGAGAAAGACCAGGTATTACAAATAGTTACAGACCTTAACGGTAGCTTAGAGGAGTTGATAGAGAAAGCATACAACGTCAAGATGAATGTGCCTATGTTATTGGAAGCAAAGATAGGAAACAATTGGCTTGACACAGTTGACGTTTAGTGGTATAACATGGCTTCTAACTTAAAGAAAGGATAAAGAATGAACAATATAGTTCCACTTAGTGTAGAGAATATGAACCTTGCAGATGCTATGGGGTTCTCACCCAGCGCTGGGAGTTCAGGTTCATCAGTAGACTTGTATTTTATATCTACAGGGGTAATACAAGAAGCAGTAGAAGGCAAGGTAGTAAATTCACCCGTGTTTAAGATTAAGAAAGGTGAAGATGAGTTTCTTTGTCGTGGTATGTCGGTGCGTTTCTTTGTTGAACGTCAGCGTTGGCAAAAGTGGGATAGCTTAAACAAAGCCTATCAGCGTAGCGTAATGTCTAACAATCTTAATGCAGATCTAAAAGATACACTAGGTACATTCAACTTGGGTAGACCCTCAGGTTATATTAAAGACTTCAAAGCTTTACCTAAAGACCAACAAGATCATATCCGTAATATAGATAGAATCAAAGTTCTCATGGGTTTAGCTACCTTTATTGACCCGTTTGTTGAAGGTGGTGAACCTGTATTAGAACATAATGGTGAAGTTCCAGTAGTGTTTAATATTAAGAACAAAGAAAGTCTCAAGTCTATTGATACTACAATTGCTAAGCTTATTAGTAAACGTATATCACCTGTAGAAAATTTAATTATGTTATCTCCTGAGGTTAGACCTTTGCCTAATAATGGTTGGTTCGCCGTAATCACTGCAGCACTTGGTGATACTGTTGGTTTTTCTGAAGGTGATAACGAAGTACTAGGTAACTTCATTGATTATGTTGAACGTAACAACGAATACATCCTTAACAAATGGGAGGAGAATAACGTAGAGCGTATCTCTGATGAAGACGCAGAGATTGTAGCTAGTATCGTTGACGTGCAGGACTTTGAGTAATGCAGCATAAAGCAGAGTTAGCTGTTCACTCATTCCTCAGGGATGTGCTTGATGGTAAAGCCTCTATGTCCAACCAAGTTATCGCACAGGTAGCAACGGATGTACATTACGCTTTATCCAAGCAGTTCCAAGATGACGCTGAGAAGCGTGAGTTTAAACTAAGGATGTCCAACATTGGGCGTCCTACTTGTCAGCTTTGGATGGAGAAGAATAACCCAGAGCACAAGTCCACTAAGCCTATCTCTTTCAAGATCAACATGATGATTGGTGATATTGTAGAAGCTGTGTTCAAAGGTATCCTACGTGCAGCTAAGGTTGACTTCAAGGATAACGAGAGAGTTGCATTACAAATAGGAGAAGGTAAGGAGATTAGCGGAGAGTACGACATGGTGCTTGACGGTAAGGTAGACGATGTGAAGTCTGCATCTCCTTGGTCTTTCGAACATAAGTTCTCTGACTTTCATACCTTGAGTAGTGACGATACGTTTGGCTATGTGTCTCAACTTGTAGGTTACGCTAAGGCTGCAGACAAAGATGTTGGTGGCTGGTGGGTAATCAATAAAGCTAACGGTGACTTCAAGTATGTCTCTGCCAGTGAGGTAGACAAAGAAGAAACCTTGAAGAAGATTGAAGATACCTACGACTACATCAACAGTGATGCACCCTTTGAGCGTTGCTTTGAGCCTGTGCCTGAAACATACAGAGGTAAGTTCAGTGGCAACATGAAGCTAGGCAAGACGTGTGGTTGGTGTGACTTCAAGCATAAGTGTTGGCCTACACTACAAGCACTACCCTCTAAAGTTTATCAAGGTGGTAAGACACCACCGACAGTGGAGTACGTATCCGTTGCCGACAACAAAGAGGAAGCATAACCCAAGAAGGTATCGCAGTGGACTTGAACGTGAGGTTGCTGCGTACCTCCAAGACAAACAGCGTATGGTCAGGTACGAGGTTCTAAAGATTGAGTGGGAAGACCTACGATACAGAACCTACACGCCTGACTTTATGTTAGATAACGGTATCATCATTGAGACTAAGGGTATCTTTGACAGTGAGGATAGACGTAAGCACATAGAAATACGCAAGCAACACCCTGAGCTAGACATACGTTTCGTGTTTAGTAACTCTATGGCTAAGCTGTACAAAGGTTCTAAGACTAGGTACTGCAACTGGTGTGACAACCATGACTTCTTGTGGGCGCACCGTGTTATACCTGAGGCTTGGCTGAAAGAGAAGGGTAGAGTTTTAAAGACCAAGAGAGTGATACTCAAGGAGAAAGTAAAGAGATGAAACGTTACATACAAGACGATGAGGTTGCACTTATACTGTCACCTACATCATTCGATGAGAACGGTTGGACAGGAGATCTGAGTACAGGTTTACTTGTAGGTGAACCAAAGCTTATGGGTATAGAAGAGTTAGCTTACCTCGTACACTTAGCTACACTCATGGGTGCTTTCTTAAAGATGGCACAGGATGATGAAGACTTATATACTTCTGTAGAAGATTTTAGAAATGATGAAATGGGGCTTGACAATCCAATAGAAAACAGTTATGAGGAAGTAGAAGGTACAGATGGTAAAGTACTAAAGCTTACACGGTTCACTAAAACGTTAGGAAATGCATAACATGTCAGACTATGATCCAGTAAACAAGCCCATGCACTACGCTCTAAGTGGTATAGAGTGTATTGAATACATCAAGGAAAGACTAACACCAGAAGAGTTCAAAGGATACTGCCACGGTAATCTTATCAAGTATCAACACAGGCACAACTATAAAGGTAAGCCTGTAGAGGATATGGAAAAGGCAAGGTACTATTTAGAAAAGATGCTAGAGACAATGAGGGATATGCATAAATGAATAAAAAGTTTAATGTTACTTTTGTGATTGAGGTAGAGGAAGATGGTAACATACTATCTCTTGTAGAGGATGCACACGCAGAGGACGTGTATGACTTAATACATAATACGTTCCACGACATTGACGATATTCATATAGATAAACTACAAGTGAAGGAGAGATGGTTATGATTACTCAAGAAGATATTGATGCATTTAAAAGATTCAACGATATGGATTACCTGATGAATGAGTATCAGGACATGGCTGCATCAACAGCTATCTACAAAGTAGAACACCAAGTAATCTACCCAGCGCTGGGCTTAGCTGCTGAGGCTGGTGAGGTAGCAAACAAAGTAAAGAAGATCTTACGTGACGGTAAGTTTGATCGTGAAGGTATATCAGATGAGATAGGGGATTGTTTGTGGTACATTGCAGCACTGTGTCGTGACTTGAATGTAGACCTATCAGAGGTAGCCAGGAATAATCTTAGCAAGCTACGTGATCGTAAGGAGAGAGGAACTCTAAAAGGAAGTGGGGATAAAAGATAATGGATAACTATTTACCAACAGACTATCAGTCCTTTATACACAAGTCACGGTATGCGAAGTACTTTGATGGTAAGGGGCGTGAGTCTTGGAGCGACACAGTTGAACGCTACATGGACAATGTAGTACGACCTAAGATAGGTGATGACACATACGTCAACGGCATTCGTGATGCTATACTTAACTTGGAA